TTTCGTACTCGTCCAAGGGGATTGCCTTGTCGAGATTCTTTTCAAGGAAAGCCAAAACTTCCTTGGTTGTATTAAACGCGTAGGAGACCTTGGGGTCTTTCCAGCCGCCCATTTTAGATTTTCGGTTGGCTTCAGCAATTTTAGGGTCGGTGATCTCTACCTCATACCCATTAGCCAGCCGCTCAATTTTACAGACATAATCGCTCATAGAACCCTCCAAAGGAGAAAAGGGGGCTTAGAGCCCCCTCCAGTATTATTAGCCCCAAGCGGCCCACATCACATTATCGCCGTCGCCAGCAGCAGCAGCCGAAATCGTGAAGCCGTTGTCACTAATGACAATAGCCGAGTTGGTGTCGTAGGTTGTGGTGCCCGCAGTGACGACCTTAATCGCCGCAGCATCAGCCATACCTTCGAATTTTTCCCACACTACAACGAGGTCTTCATTGACGACCTTGATGTGACGGGGACGGAACCCGAGGGTGACCACAACCGCCGAGTTGTCGGTGGGGTCGATCCGGCCAGTCGCGAAATTCACGATACCTGCCGAGTTAGAGGTAGCAACATCCGTAGCCATGTTTAGCTCTCCAAATTAAGTTGAGGGAGTAAGGGGGCTCTAGGCCCCCTCACGATTAGGCGGTCGCACCGACCTCAAGGCGAGCCATGAAGGCTTCCTGAAGGATGACGGTCGATGTGTAGAGTTTCCAACCCACAGTGCCGCGCTGAGCGAGCGGGTCGCCAGCTGCCGGTTTCGGGTTAACAACCATCGGCGTCATCGAGGACTTGCCCTTGAGCGGGACGATACCGAACGCATCGCGACCAAAGTAGAGGATCGGATACACGTCGATGTCACCGCCCGTGGAGCGCAGACCCGTCGCACCAACCGCACCACCTTCACCTTCCCACGGAGCGATGACCGTCGAGGTCAGGTAACGAACCTGCTCAACCGAGCCAATTTCGCCTTCGAACGGAGACGTGTGCGGACCATAGTCAGCCACCGGCTTAAAGCCCGTCATCGAACGGATGTCGGTCTCAAGGTCAGGATGGCAGACAGCCATGTAAGCGGCTTCAACCGACTTTGTGTTGTAGTCTGCTGTGGAGGCCACAACCTGCGTAATCTTCTTTGCATTCTGGCGGTTAAGACCAGTTGTAACACGGCGCTGGTCGGCAATTGCGATTGACGCGACAATCGAGCTGCGACCACCAACATTGTTAGCGTAGAAGACATTGGTACCAGCCTTCAGGACATTGAAACGGAGGGTTTCAACCGTGATAGCAGCCTGCTCGCCGAGGATGTCGGTCGCCTGCTGAAGCACGGGGTCCGTGTGCGTGTCCATCACAACGTCCGTAATAGTGATGTAATCACCATACTGGCTCAGCGTGACGGTGTAGTCCTGATTGGCGAGACGCGAACCAGCGGGAGTCACGCCTTCGACGAGCGGAGTCGTCGCAACCGGGATGTAGAACGCACTGCCCGGAGTGGACGTACCAGCAGAACCGCCAGCACCGCTCAGGAAGTAACGACGAAACTTCGCCGTCTGAGTGCTGTTGGTCGGCAGCGGGTAGGTCTGGCCGAACTTTTCGAGGTGGAGGTAGGGCATAGCGCGCTTGAGCATCCGCACAACGGAATACGCAGCTACTGCCGGAGAGATATCACCATATCCAGTGACGTTAGCCATTTTTAGCTCCTATCTAGTTACAACTTTCCGGCAAATGAGGCGAATGCACTTTCAAAGTCATTAGGGTCATCCGCTTGTATCACCGCCGAACGCTTGGAACTGACTGGGGCCAGCGAAGCAGCCGCTTGTTTGGTTGCCGAGGGCAGCTCAGTATCCACTTTACGCGGCGCAGCTTGAGGTGCAGCTTGCTGTGTTAGGCTGTCACCTGTCGCCTGCCGGTAACGGTTAATTAGGTCAACAACCTCATCCACCGTCCCATTCTGTATAACATGGTTATATGCAGCCTGCAAATACGGAGGTTGAGTGCCCACCCAGTCTACAACTTTGTCGCGAACTTGGTCATAATCCCCGACATTGGTGTACAAATCGTCCAAATGCGTCCTCTCGGACATGGACCGGACCATCTCGCTAAGCGGGCGGATCTCGTTTGCCACCTCGTTGAAGACGTATTTGACAAGGTCGCGATACTCCGACCTGCGCCGCAAAGCCTCCGCTTTGGCTACATCCGGCCAGTCTTTCTCGTATTCCGCAAGGAACTGCTTGTCTTCCTCGCTGTAGATTTCTGGCTCAGGGGCTGCCTGATACGTCTCTTGGGGCGGCGGGGGCGCAGCAGATTGCGCGCTTTTCTGGTCCAGCAACTCCAGCAAGCGGGCGAGCGAGGCGTCGTTTTGTGAGGCTGTGGGGGCCTGAGTCGAAGATTCCTCAGCTGCGCCAGCATCCTCGGCTTCCGGCGCTGCATCTTCCTCGGTATCCTCCTGCACCGCCTCTGTGGTTTCGTCGTTAGATTCTGAAGCCTGCGGCGCTTCGGCGGCTGGGGCTTCCTGTGGAGGTTCTTGTGGGGGATTACCCGCATCTTGATCCGTAATACGTTCGAAAGCAGCCGCAAAGCTGTCAAGATCATCCACTTCTGTAGCATTAGCCATATCATTCATGTTGGTTTACTCCTTCCCAGCCATAAGGTCTTTGACGCTTGGACGCGTCAACTGGCGGATCAGTTTGTCGTATGTTTGTGCTTCCCCCTGTAGGCGAGGGAAGTCTTCTGCTGAGCAATTAACCAGATTGTCTCTAGCTTCGCTCAGCAAAAGGTCTAGCAGCTCCATGACGTGCTGTATCTCGTAAGTCGCGCTACGCTCCTGTATAGCCTTGAGGAGCCTGTGCCGCTCCTGCCTCCTGTCCACCTTCATCCATCAATCCTTTCTCTAACACCTCAAGTGCGGCAGATATCTTGGCGACATCCGCGTTCGCCGCATTCTTTTGACCCTGCGCAATATTCTTAAAGGCGTCGGACAAAATTTTGCGGATATTGGCCGCCATGAGTTCTTGCTGCTGCTCTTCAGCCTGCTGCGCTTTCTGGGACTGCGCCTGCTGACGACGCCTCACTTCATCCATCGGGACGAGCAAGTTATTCAAATCTCTCACAGCAAACCGCTGTTCAACGAGCTTGCGCTCATCAACGTGCACCCGCTCTTCTGGCGACAATGTGGACGACAACTGGTCAACCTGCATCCCGCGAATCTCTTTCGCGATCAAACTCGTGGCACCGCGAGCAATGACATTATAGTCACCCTCCGGGGCTAGACCCGGATTAAACTTGCGGTTGAATTGCACGAGCGTTGTAATCACAGATTGCGTAAACGAGTCAAAGTTACGCACGATATCCTTGAAGGGCAGCGCCGCATCACCACGAAGCATGGAGGCACCAGCCGCTGTTCGCATGGGCTCAGAAAAGCCCTTCTGCATGTCCCCACCTGTCGCAGGCCCGACAAAAGTCTCGATATCGGCAAACTTCATGAACAAGTCGATAGTCTTGAGCAGCTCGTCCATGTGGCTGTCAATCGCGACATTTCTTACGGCAGGCATGTTACCGTCAGCACCAAGCCCTTCACGATACCACAGCTTGTAGGCGTGTGTGCTCGTCAAGTCCTGATCTGGCCGCAGCAAGTCCGTATTCAGCTCCATGTTGGGGCCACACACGACGCTCGCATTATCGAGCAACATCCGCGCTGACGCGGCGATGGACATCTGGCTATCACGAATCACGTTGGGCAGACCGTTGCCAACAGGGCTGGTATCATCCTCATCAAACAAGAACGTGTGGATTGTCCGCACACTCATGCCCAACTTGCGCCACGGGTTAATGTCCGCCTTGATGACGTTATCGTCGATCATCCAAATCTCGGCTTCAACATCGTCAGCCATCTTGTCCTGAGCAACATCTACGCCCGCCAGAGACAAATCCTTCCCACTAACCGGGCCGCTCCAGATGATGATCTCATATTTGGAAGTCTCGGATTTCATCTCGTTGACGTTAACTTTAACGCCCATGGCCCGCAGCTCCGTCTCAAACGGCTGAGCTTTGTAATTCCCGTTTGGATTCGACGAGAGATACTTGCGGATCATGTCACCGAAAAAATCACCCCGGTTGGCCAGAGCGCGGACCTGCGAGCGAGACATGACGAGCCTAATAAAGTGCCCATCCATCGTCGCAAAAGTCTTGGCGCTCATATCCGGGTAGAAGTCCCATATCGGCAGGAACTCAAACTGCGGCTTATATTGTGTCTTACTCACAGGCATCGGCATACCTGACATCGGGTCCATCTCCCACGAGGTGGAGGAAGTTTCCCGCGCAAACGGCCCACGCAAAACCCCAAGGCCGTAAAGTATAGCGCTCTGCGCTACCTTTCGGTTGAGCGACACATAATCCGAAGTCTGGTCCCCGCCGATCTCCTGAAGCTGATCGTCAATAAGTGTAGACAGCATGTCCGCCCGTTCGTCCGCCAAGGACTGAACGGCGTCACGAACCATCTGTTGCGACATTTGCCCACCCTCAATCCCCGCCTCCTGCTGCTTCTGCATTGCCATCTGGATCGCCATCATCACATCCTGCGGACTCATGTCCGCACTAGGACTGGCTCGCAACTCCCAGTTGCGCTCGTTCCCCGGAAACATCAGGTTCATGATGCGTGACAGGACCGAAATACATTTAACTCGGGTGACGCGGGGATACGCCTTGGACCGGCTGGGCGACAGCTCTTTCTCAATCTCGGGGTCATAAATGCCCAAATACTGCCTCAAATTGCGCAGCCACTTCAGCTCTGCAATGCGCCGATCACTCACATACTGCGTAAACACCCGGCTAAGGTTCTGCCCAAGCTGCCGCAAATCGCTTGACTTAATCTGCTTGACGGGTGCGTCTTGGCTCGGCTCCACCGCCACTGAGGGCGGGGTCAATTCTGGCTGCATCATGGTCTGTTCCTACCTGAAGTGATATGCCGCCCCGGACTGGCGTG